AAAATTTACTGGTATATTAAAAAAATCAACTTTTACACTACCATTAAATTTTACTATTTTGTTTTTTAAATTTGATGTTAATAAAGCCACTCCAATTCCTAAACTGTCTATTTCAACATTAAAATCCATATCAATAGTTTCATTTGGTAAAATTTTACTAACAGATCGTAAATTTTCAATTTTTCCAATTTCTAAATTATCTAAAAATATTTTTCCGGATATATTTTGAATATCAGCAGTAATTTTTGTTGGGTTAGTAATTGTTAAAACAATATTTATAATTGGCTTTATAAAATTACCGCCATTAAACGATAAACTTTTAAAATTAATTGTTACATTTTGGCTTAGTAAATATTTTTGGTATCCAACGTAACCCAATATTCCGGCAACAATTAAAAAAATTTTATTCTTCATTAAAAAAAAATTGATAAAAAAAAGTTTAATTGAAAAAGGTTTTACAAATTTAGAAATTATTTTTTTATTTCCAAACAAAATTTTAAAAAAAAATGGATGGTGTGGAATGGTGCGGTAACGGGCCCCCCCTAAAGGGGGGCCCGTTCCGTCCGTTCCGCACCCATTTAAACCATGCAGAACGGCAAAAAAAACAACGTTCCGGACATAAAAAAAACCGCAATAATTTGCAGTTTTTAACAAAATAATAATAATTTATTAACTTTTTTACACCTTTAAAAATAATTTATAAGCAAATATTTTTGTGTCTCGATCGTAAAAATTTATTTGAGTTGCTTTTTTTGTCAAAGCAAATGCAGTAAAGGCTTTTATTGATCCATCTACGTTTTTTATATTTCGGTATTTGTACGCTTTTTTGTTCTGATCAAAAAAATAGCAGTAAAATATTTTGTTTCCATAAAAATTAATTATATTGCACTTGAAAAAGGTTAAAAAATAATAAAATAAGGTGCAATTTGTTATAATTGCACCCTATTTTTATTTGTTTAAGGTTGCAATTTGCAGCCTATTTTTGTTTATTAGATCCATTATTTTAAGAAATTTCATTCTTTTTTTAAATTTTTTAGTTTCGATAATTTTATTTTTAGTTTTAGAATAAAAAATAAAAATTTCCATTTGCTTTGCTCTAAAAATTTCATCTGTCATTGTTTAAATTGTTATAAATTAAAATTTTGTAATTATATTTTACACTTCCTTTTTTTTTATTAAGGTATCTTAATAAGCCTTCAGCCTGGTCTAATGTGTACACAATAGTTTTGCTTTCATTTTTACATTTTGTTATTACAGGATCACCCAAACAAATAATATAATTATAAAAAAATGCTCCATCAGTAACAACATACCATTGTTTATAAATATTGCTATATTTATCTTTTAAGCTGTTTATTTTATTAATTAAAACATTGTTGGCAATAGTTTTGCTTCCAGACTTGTTTAAGGCCCTTATTTCGCTTTGTAGTTCGTTTAAAGGCTGTATATTAAAATGGTTTTCTAATGTCATAATACATATTATTTTTATCTTTGTTAATGTAGTTTTTTTCTTTTAAAAATTTTAAATAGGTTTTACTTTGGTTTATACCTCGCTTATCAATAACGCTAATTTGATACACTAAATTTTCATAAGTAAATACAGCTGCAATATTAAAAATATTGTTACAAATTAAATCGTGCTGATCAGTTGTATAATCTGTAAAATGTTTATTTTTTTTATCAGCAAAATTTTCATTATTACTAATTTCAACAAATTGATTTTGTTGTGTGCTGTACTCAATTTCAATAGGTTTAAATCCGGCTGATGATCTCAAAAATTTAGGTTCTAATATAAAAGTTCCAGTATCTGTTTTTTTTACGCTTAAAGTACTTTGGGCCCATCTGTCCGTATTGCTTCCTAAATGTCCTAAAGTTTTACCTTCATTTTTGCCGGTGTGCAAAATGCCAATTAATAAAATGTTGTTAATGGTGCAAATTTCTTTTAACCATGTAACTACCTTTCGGCACTCTATTTCATCATTATAATTAATACAAATATCAAGTAAGCCATCTATTACAATTATTGAACATTTTGGGGTAAAAGATAAATAAGCGGAAACCATATTTTTAATGCTTTCCGGTTCTTCTTTACGTAAACAAAAACTATCAAAAAATAATGGCAATTCATGCAAATTTGCAATACCTTTTATTCGTGCCATGTGTTTATAATAATCAAATTCACTACTTTCTGTATCAATATAGCATATATTAGGACGATCCGGCAAACATTGTAATTTCATACCCCAAATATTAAAAGTATTTAAACCTGTGGCAACTATTGATGTAGTAAAAGTTGACTTGCCCGATTTTGGCAATCCGCTTATAATAATATAGTTTTGCATTGATCCAATATTTTGCCCTTGAATTGATAATAAAATTTGCTCCTGTGGTGGATCGTAACCCCGCCTATACGCATTTTTTTGTAGTTGATCAAAATAGTGTTTAGGTTCATACATTTTTACATTTTTATAATTTTGCTGTCAGTAGTTTTATTTTCTGTTTCTAAAATTTTTTGATCTATTAACTCTAAATATTCTGCAGCTAATTTTATACAATCTGCCATTACAGGATCTTTTAATGTGCAATAGATTTTTATGGCAAAATATTCCAATTTATTAAGGCCTGGAATTGGAGCGATAAATCGGCCCAAACTATCCTGTATTGGATAACATGGAAACGCTGGCTGTTTTGTTTGTTGGTTCATTTTTTTGGTTTTTATTGTTCGTAAAAATATTTTGTAATAGTATTTAATTGTGTTTCAATAGTTTTAAAAGTTGTTTCTATTAATTCTATATCATTTATTTTATGGTTATGCTTTAAAATATATTCATTTGACATTTTATTAAACTGATCCTTTATTTTATCTAATTCTATATACTGTTTTATAGTCATTTTTTTTGTTTTATGCAGTTAAAAAATTTACCCAAATTTTGGCATCTTTTAAATATTTAAAATGTTTATAGCTTATATAAAATTCACCATTATTAATGGCCCATTTGCCGATAGTTTTTATATAAATTATTAAATACCCTTTATACTCTACTGTTTTATTTTTCATTTTAATTATTTTAAAAATAAAAAAAACCAAAACAAATTATATGTTTTGGTCCTGGTGCAATTGATCTAAATTTATACTTACTATTTCAGCTTCATTTTCAATTAATAAATTAACAATTTTTGAAAGTTCAGCATGAGCAGAAAATAGAAATAAACTGTTTAAAAAAATGTTGTAAATGAATAGCGTTCTTTGTTTATCATCTGTTTGATAAATAAATTTAATTTGTGCAGAAAATTTTGTCATTGTTTTATTTTTTAGGTTTTTAAATATTTATACAATTCTATAAATATAATTTATAAACAAAATTTTTTTGTTTAAAAAAAAACCCCGATATAAAAATATCGGGGAACCCATAAACCTATAAAACTACTATTTTAAAAACAACGCTTTTTCTTTTACACGCCTATTATATAAACCTTGAACAAATACTCCGTTATCGTATGACCATCGTAAAAATTGATCAGCTACAATTGTTTTGCTTTTACCACTATTTAAATAACTTAATAAAGTTGATTTGCGAAAGGCATTTATACCAATGTTATAAGCTAATGAAATTAAGGCGTTTAATTGGTTATTATTAACGCTTACTTTTAATGCAGCTTTAATATCTTTTGTATTAGTTGCAACTTCCATTTCAAGCCATTTTTGCGCTGTAGCTAAATCTATTGTATCACCTGGTTGAACCGCTCTAACTAAATCAAAATTAAACGTACTGCCATATCCAATGGTCCAAACCCCGCCACTATCTTTATAAGCGTTTAAAAATAAACCTTCACTTTGTTTAATAAAAGATAAAGCTGAATTAAAATTTTTTGCAAATACGTTATTAACGCCCACTGTGAAAACGCTTAAAAATGTAGGTAGAATATATCCTGGTAATTTGTCCGGCATTACTTATTTTTTTTTGTAATTATTATTAATAATAAACTGATTAATATTAATTGTATTATACTTTTTTTTTTATTGCTTTAATTTCAATATCAGATGCCGGCATTTCAATATGTATATGGTTAATTTCATCCAAAATATCTTCAATTGAATATTTAACTTTTAAAACTGTTTTGTTTGCCTTAACAAAGTTTTTAAAATTTGCATAAGCAATTTTATTACTACTATTGGCGCCAATGTCAATAGCTTTATTAATATAGTGCCTACTGTTAACCATGTGTGTACTATCGTTACCGCTTGTTACTACAATTCCATCAAATTTAATAGACATATCCGTTAAAAATTGCAATAAATTTTTATTTAATTTATCAATTTTAACTAAATTGCTTTTTAATCTAATCATTATTTAAATTTAATTGTATCTTGAGCAGATGCACCTAATAATAATAAACCTATACTTTGTAATATTTGCTGAACTGGTTGTGAAACTGTTATAAAATATGCTCCTGCGCTTAATATACCGCCTATAGTTGTCTTCCAATTTTTTAACATAAAATTTATTTTATACTTAAATAATCAAGTTTTGTTTCTATCCTGGCCAATTTGTCAATAATTTCAAATTTGTCTGTTTTGGCTTCTTTTAATTCGTATTCAATTTCACTTAACTTTTTTTTTGTAGTTCCGTAAAATGATCCAATAAATATTATAGCAGTTATAATTGAAATTAATATAGCCAAATTTTCAGCATTAAAGTTTATCATTATTAGAAATTTTTTGTAATAAAATAGAATATGCTTGTACAATTGTTGAAGCATATTCTAAATTAGGAATTACACCGGCTTTTATTGATGCATCAATTACGCTTTTTATTATTTCAATAGCTTTTTTAGGATCCATTTTTATTTATTTTATAATACAATACTTAATACTCCTGCTGCATTTTTATAAATTTGTCCGGCAGTTAAACCTGCTGCAACTGCTAACGCATTTGTAGCAAAAGTTTGTACACCATTAAATTGATAAGCTGAATTTGCATTAAAAGTTATTATAGTTGTAGTATCATCAACAATAATCCTGGTTTCTGCCAATTCTCCTGCAAAATCACCTAAAGTTGCTATATAAGTTGGTGTACATTGAAACCCAAATTGTACACTTTCTAATACAGTTTTTATTCCACCAATAAAATCAATTTGTAATGAATGATTTGCACCGGCAATAGTTCCGTTATTTGATCCTGTTAAAAGCAAATTCCCTGCATCAGCATCGCAAATTATATTTGCATCACCATTTACAATATCCCCAAAAGTATATTCATTATTATCAAAATCTATATTTAAACCATTTATTACACTATTTACTTGTGCTGTAATTATACTACTTGCATCATTAATTTGAAATTGCACACCATTACCAAACCCACTCCATTGGCCCATTCCAAATACAGCACCGCTAAAATCAATAGCCATCTCCGCATAAAAACCGGCACCATCTCCAACGTAATTTCCTAAACCTAAACTAAATAAAGGAGAAATATTATCTACATAAATACCACTTGAACCGGTTAATTGCAATGAATTAGTACTTGATGCACCAATATCAGTCACTTCTTGCAAATTTTGCCCAAAACCAGGAGCAGATGAAATAGGTACCCATGTTGTTCCATTAGCTTGCAAAATTGTTTCTGTTGTGCCATCATTGGCAAAATATAACGCTCCTTTAATATTAGGCAAATAGTTTGCTAAATTCGCATAAAGATCACTAATTGCATAAGGCGTGCCTTTATAATTACTTACGCCACTATTATATTTTACTCCTGCCATTAAAATACTTTTTTAACAACTACTAAATTATTGTTTCCTGCTCCGGTAAAATTAATTTGCAATGTGCTTTCCATATATTCGCATGCATTGCCATCAATTGCAAAACTTTGTGAAGGTTGTATAGTAACATTTTCAACAATTGCCACAGTTGTACCTAAATTTATAAATGTAATACTGTTACATTCTGTTGGTACGTTTTGAGGTGTATTATAACTAATAAATATAGGACTATATTTTTTTAACATACATAGGATGATTTAAATTTCTTTAATGGTTCCCGAACAAATACAGTTTCTGGAGTAGGTACAATTTGTTTAAAATCTACTGTTTGAGGTTGATAAATACTAATACCTTCATTAATTACATTTGTTTGTGTATTAAATCCGCATTTACAATCTGTAATAGTTGTAGTTTTATTATTTATTATAGATTGATCAATTTTTGAAACTGTTGGCAATTTATTTGTTAATCTATAAACTAAATAAACCAAACCTACTGTTAATAACAAATTACTTACTTTC